GCTTGTGATGCAATGGTCGTACATTGAAAATCCTTCTAACCCGAACAATTACATCATTTGGGTGTATCAGAAACTCTTCCGAGACAATGGGCAGAACCACTATCGACGCATTCGCATTAACAAATCGACTATGCGGGCGGACATCAATGGCTCGGACTTGGCATGGAAGGCACTTCCGCTGTTTGATACTACGGTTGATAACAGAATCACCGCCAACCGAGATGACATTGCCACAAATATTCAGAACATCAGTTCGCTGAGGTCAAGGATTGAAACACTTGAAGCCAAGGTTAGGGCACTTGAAGCTAAATGATGAAAAAGAGAGGGGGAAGGTATGATTAAGACGGTATCGATGAGTGAGGCGAACCCAGTGTTGACTGCGAGTGGAGCCATTATAGGTGGAACCTTTTATGCAGAGCTGCTGCAAGTGCTGTTTGACCTGCGGTGGGCCGTGTTGTTTATCATTGTACTGGTAATAACCGACTTTTGGAGCGGACTGATGGCAAGCGTGGTGGTGCGCAAGGAGAACTTTAGATTGTCGCGTGCTTTGCGTAGAACAATCTGTAAGTTTTTGGAGTATTTGAACTTTATTATATTTGGTTTGCTACTTGCTAAGGCAACGCTTGAGCCCTTTGGTTTGGGTAGTGATGTGATGGGAGGCGCGATAGGCGTTGGTGCTGCTCTGCTGATAGAGTTTGACAGCATCTATGGACATGTGTGCGACATTCATGGCATTAAGAAGCGTTTTTCGGTGAAACGGCTTTTTGTAGCTTACTTGAAACGAAAGAACGCGGATGTTGGGGAGGCTGTGGAAGAAGTTATGAAGGAGAAGGATAATGTTTGAGTTAACTAAAAAATAAAAGATTATGGCAACTTTGTATCCTGAGAAAGTGAAGTTTATTATTGTGCATTGCTCGGCTACGGCTGAGGGAAAGGATTTTTGCGCTAAAGACATAGACCGTTGGCATCGTGCTAAGGGATGGGACGGTATAGGGTATCACTATGTGGTGAAACTTGATGGCACCGTGGAGAAAGGACGCGATGAAACTAAGGTGGGCGCACACTGCGCTGGCGTGAACAGCTTGAGCATTGGGGTGTGCTATATTGGGGGACTTGCTGCGGACGGACGCACGCCTAAGGACACTCGAACCGTGGCACAAAAGGCTGCGCTGGTGGCACTTGTGAAACGATTGAAGAAGAAGTACCCGAGAGCTCGGGTGGTGGGACACCATTACTTTAATAAGGGGAAGGCTTGCCCTTGCTTTGAGGCGGAGAAGGAGTTTAACTAGAGGGGCTAGATTGGCTAGATTGGTTAGAGGGACTAGAGGACTACTTGAATGGTAACTTGAAAAAAAGGTGAATGGTATGTGGAAATGGACTTTGTTGTTGGTGTGGGGGGTGCTGATGTGCTCTTGCGCTACACGCGTGGAATATGTGCCTGTTGTGAGGGTGCAGACGGATACGCTGAAGGTGACGGAGGCTCGCCTTGATAGCGTGGTGAAGCATGACAGCGTGTTTGTGCTGCAGGAGAAACGGGGCGACTCAGTGTTTGTGATGCAAACGAAAGTGAGGTATAGAGACCGCTTGCAGGTGAGATGTGACACAGTGTATAAGGTGAGGGTTGACACGCTCCGCATTGACAACGGGAAAAAGAAGGCAGAATCGAAGACTGTTTGGGAGAAAAAAGAGAAACGCATAGGAGCGAGCTGGTGGTGGTTCGTTGTGGGGATTATTGCTGGGTCGGGACTTTTTTGCGCTCTAATAACTAATAAAAAAACTTGCTAAATTTGACTTGAAAGTATGAATGCAACGCTGAAGGGTGTGTGGCGCAATTGGATGTTTCCATCGGAACTAAATGTGGTGGAGGTGGAAATTGCGCCGAATCAGGGGGAGGTGGTGAAGGCTGTGACGGTGGAGTTGAAGCTCGGTGGCAAGGACAAGCCCCTGCTGAACGTTTCGTTGACGCCTACTGATAATGTGGTTAGGTTGGATAACCTTATGCCTTTGCTTCGGGACGCCACGACAGATGCCATGGATGGGGTTGCTCCGCAAACGCTTACGCTGAAAGTGGGAGACAATACGTGTGGCAGTTGTAAGCTTGTGCCTTGCCGTGTGCGTTTGGCACGCGCTACGGCAGAAGATGTGGTGCGGAAGTCTTTTTTGAACTTTACGGGACGCGAGGTGAAGCTTTTGCCACCTGATGCTCGTGAGGTGTTGTATTGGTACTTGACAGATGATTGGAGCGCAGGGACCCAGGCTTGTGTGGATGCTTGCTGGTGGAACGCTGCTACTAAGGAGGTACGCGCAAAGCAACAGTTGCTGGAAGTGGAGACTACGGAGAGTGGCGGACTGCTGAAGGTGGATGTTTCGCCTAAGGTGCTTGAGGCTCCTGCTGATGGAGAATGGAGCCTGGTGAGCTACTCGGTGCGCGTGAATGCGAGAGTGATGCGCTACAGAATGGTGCAGCAAGGACGGAACTTGGCTCCTGTGACGGGGGTACGGTATAGGAATGCTTTGGGGGTGGATGATTCGTTCTACTTTTTTGGATCGGTGGAAGAGAAGTTGAAACCTACTTATAGCGCGGCTCGGATTGGGGGTGTGACTCGGAATTACTTGATTACGGCTCAGACTGAATGGGAGGCTAACACGGGGCACATGACGCTCGCCATGGAGCGATTGCTGAGGGACTTGGCTGTGGCACGAAGGGCTTGGCTAATTGACGAGGAGATTGTGTTGACGGGGTGTGATGTGAAACAGAGTAATGAATGGTGCGTGGCTCCTGTGGCGACCGTGAGCTGGCGTGAGGCTGGAGACGGTGCGAGACTTGCAAGCCCTGTTGGCGTGAGGACGTTTGACGGGAGCTTTGACGAGGCGTTCTTTTAGGAGAAGTAGATTAACTAGAGGAGCTAGAGGAGCTAGAGGGGATAGAAGGTGGGCGCGACCGCGCGGGGCTGGCGCTTAAAAAATGGAAAAGACAAGAAAAACGAAATAAATGAAAGGAGGGTTGAGAGGATGACAACTTCGGAGATATTTGACATACCGCAGACGCCGTTTCAGGCGGTGATGCAGGAGGTGGCGGACACTACTGCTGTGTTTGACTCGCCTAGTGGACGGTTGCTTGTGAGACCTGTGCCTGGGTATGAGAATGAGCTGTATGTGCCTTTTGGCAATGATAACCAATTGCCCTATGAACTGATTGCGTTGGTGGGGGGAGACGAGGTGACGGCACAGAACAAACTGTTTAATGTGCTGACTTGCTATGGGGCAGGACTGCGCATGGTGGATGCTGCATCGGGCGAGGTGACGCAAAACGCGGACGTGAAGCGGTGGATGCGTAGGCAGTTTATGCCCAGATATATGCTTGACCAAATGACGGACATGAAATATTTTTACTACTCGGTGTGTGTGATCATTTTGAACCGCGAGGGAACGCGCATTAACCGTTTGGTGCATAAGGAGGCTTGCTACTGCCGACTGGAGCAAGCGGATAAGCGTGGACGCATTGGGCATGTGTATTATGCGAATTGGCAGGACTACCAAGAGACGCTGTCGGGTGTGGAAAGGATTGAGTTGTTGGATCCTGACGACCCTTATGGGGATTTGTGCCAACGCATGGGAATTGACCCTGACACGCACGAGCCGAATGGGAGACCTAAACAGCGGTGCAGAAAGTTTGCGATGCTGATGCGTTTCCCGACGGCTGGGTGCCAATATTACCCCGTTCCTTACTGGAGTGCGGTGTTGCGAGGTGGATCGTATGACGAGAAGCGTTTGATTTCGACTGGTAAGCGTGCGAAGCTTAGAAACACGACGAGTGTGAAGTATCAGGTGGAGATTGAGCGATCGTACTGGCAACGTATTTGCACCGAGGAGAACATTACAGACCCTGTGGAGATGCAGGAACGTGTGAAGCGCGAGAAGGAGAACATTAAGAACTTTGTGTGTGGTGTGGAGAACTCGGGCAAGGCTTGGATTAGTGGCTACTATGTGAACCCTGATGGGCACGAAGTGCGCGATATTCGCGTGACGAACATTGAGGGACAGAAGGAAGGTGGCGACTGGAACGAGGATGTGCAGGCTGCTGCGAACACGATTTGCTATGCTGACAATGTGCACCCTAACCTTGTGGGTGCTGTGCCTGGTAAGACGCAGACGAATAACTCGGGCTCGGATAAGCGAGAGTTGTTCACGATGAAACAGGCTTTGGAGATTGCTTTTCATGATATGCTGCTTGTGCCCTTGCATGTGGTGTGCTG